TGGCGGTATCGATATCGAGCCGATCTTTCTTTGTGGGCAGGGTGCTATGGCTTACGTCATGGGCCAGATGCCGCGCCCGACGCAGCTTGAAGACGGCGACTACGAATTCGTTACCGGTATGGGTATTGAAGCGCAATACGGCGTCGGTAAGATTGCTAAGGCGCCGCTCGCTATTGGCGCTGCCGCTACCGCAGGTGATCTTGTCGATTGGGGCATGGTTACGGGCTTTGTCGCTGGCGTTGCTAACGCCTAATTGTAACGGAGCCGTTAATAGCGGCTCCGCTTTTCTTTCAATCTAATTAGGAGAGTTAGCAAATGGCAACTCGTATTGGTTATCGTCAGCCGCAGGTTGGCGCTCAGGGTTTCGCTCGTACTCGAAAGACTATTGGCGGTGTTGTTGCACTGCTTACTACGGATGAAGTAACAGGTAATGCTGTTGCTCTTGTTCGTACACCGAAGGGCTTTACTGTTGAAAGCCTCTATCTTGCTCTTGATGATATCGATAGCAACGGTACCTCTACTGTTGCTGTTACTGTAGGTGACGCAGCTTCAGCGAACCGTCTGATTGCATCAACTAATATCGGTCAAGCAGGTGGTAGCACAACCACTCTCGCTTCAACTGGTTTGTATTATAAATACACGGTTGAGACCGATATTCTTTTGACATTCGTTACCGGCTCTGCAACTCCTGCTATCGGTAATGCTACGTTCTATCTTAGCGGCTTTACCGAATAACATATAGATGGCACCTCTGCATTCGTGTACGTGCCATTCTTCGTTACATATAATGGAGTGATAAATGGCAAAGGTTAATGTAACATATAATGCCCCGGAAGATGATAGTCCGGTTGTGATTACAGGCGGTAAACGTTTCTTTGACGGTCAATCGCTCGAACTTGATACCGATACGCATGGCGAGCTTATCGAGCGTTTGCGCGGTAATCAACATTTCATGGTTGAAGACGTTGCTGTTGACGCAGTGCAGCTTACGTCAGGTACTGGCGACGGATGGAATAGTTAATAGGAGTTGAGCAATGCCCACAAGGAACGATCTAATAAATGCTTCGTTGGTATTGCTCAATGCTATTGCAGCGGGGCAGACGCCAGCGCTCGAAGATGTTCAGACTATCGACAGTACACTTGACGGGCTGCTTGATGAGGCTGGAATTGTTGTCGAGAATTATTTCAACGCCGACGATACGATTGATGAAAAATATCTGAACCCTCTCGCAATTATCATTGCTAATGAGAACGCGCCGGGGTTTGGTCAACCGCAAAATGATGCTTCTCGCGCTAGAGCTATTGCACGGTTGCGGTATATGAACCAATCGAATTATGAAGGTCAACCGCAGAACGTGAGTTACTATTAATGGTTGATATCGTATTCCCAAATAGCACTAGCCCCGGAAACCGCCCCGCCGAAAGTTCGGGGCGTTTGATTAATTGCTTTGCTGCAAAGCTTGATGATGGCGCTCGAAATTCGTATGCACGCCGCCGTTCCCCTGGGCTTGCGCTTATTGTGGACACAACTATCCAGATTGGGCGCGGTGCACATTTCTATAATGGTGTTCTATACGTTGCGCAAAAGGATGAATTATCGAAAGTCTACATTGACGGTATTACGGGTAATTTCGTAACGTCTATTTTAGGTTCGCTTCCGGGCGAAAAGCGCGTAACATTCGCTCGAAATAATAAGGCCCCTATTCCTGATATCCTTTGCGTTACCGAGAATGATGTTTACATTATAACGGACAGCGCACCTCCTACAACTCTTGGTGCTGGAGATTTGCCGCAGCCATTGTCTGTTACATTCATTGATGGGTATTTCGTATTTCCTATCCGTGATGGGCGTTTCTTCTTTTCTGGTATTAACGATACGACGATTAATGCACTGGATTTCGGTAAAGCCGAAAGCCGCCCAGGCGGCTTGTTTAATGCCGTTACATATGGTGAGCAATTACTACTAGGTGGCCCATCTACTATTGAGGTGTGGAGCAACGCGGGTAATGCTACCGGTTCGCCGTTCTCGCGCACGACTGTTATCCAAAAGGGTCTTGCATCGACATTTGCTGTTGCCGGATTTGAGGAAGGTTTTTCGACCATTGTATTTGTTGGTGATGATAACGCGGTTTATCGTCTAGACGGCGGCTACCAGCCAACACGCATTAGTAACGACGATCTAGACCAATTGATTGCTGAGACAGCGGATAAAACGCAGCTCGACGTAAATGTTCACGTCACCCTTGGTCGTATGTGGGCAACAATCACCGGCCCGAAGTTCTCGTGGACCTATGACATTGGCGCGGGCCTCTGGCATGAGCGCAAGAGCTATCTATGGCCGAATTGGCGAGCCATAGTGTCGATCAAGGCATTCAATGGGGATTGGATAGCCCTAGACCGCGAAAACGGCTCCGTGTGGCGCATAGACGGCTCCGTGCTGAAGGAAGGGACCGCGCCCCTGGTTATGGTCGCGCAATCTCTGCCGATGGCACAATTCCCCAATCGAGCGCTCTTTCCGCGTGCCGATTTCGATATCATTGTAGGGCAGGCTAAAGTAGCGGGTGAGCAGCCTATAGACACAGACCCGGTTTGTCTTATAAGGTGGTCGGATGATGGAGGCGTTTCGTGGAGTGAGCCTTTGCGGAGAAGCTTAGGTAAAACTGGTTTCTACAGTACGCCAATTTCGATTAATCGCACTGGAATGGCAGGGCGTTACGGTAGAGTTTGGGAAGTGTCTATTTCCGACCCTATTTACGCTTCAATTTTAGGCGGTAGTGTAACAACGCAGGGGCTTGCCCGCTAATGGCTTCGCAACTTCAACCGTTAACGCCGTTGCCGCAACCACAAGCGCCTATTGTTGATAGCAATACCGGTCTTGTTAGTAAATCTTGGTATGAATATTTAAAACGTTTAGATCAACACATACGCGAAATTGAAGCGCGTCTTACCGCAGGCGGTCTATAATGGGCTTTTTCGATTTTCTTACTGGTAGTAATATCGGTAAAGCGTCAATGAACGCTTTGAATAATAATAGTCAAATTCTCACTAACCTGCAAAACGCAGGTAATTCTATTATTAATACTGGCGAGCAACAGTCGTCGGGCGCGCTTAATCAGGCGTCGAATAACTACAACCCGTATCTTGCAACGGGTAGCGCAGCGACCACGATGTACGGCAACGCTCTAGGGTTGAACGGGGCGGATGGTACGCAAGCAGCGCAGAACGCGTTTCAAGCGGGTCCTGGTTATCAATTTGCATTAGATCAAGGAACACAAGCAGCGTTGCGCGGTTCATCAGCGGCTGGTATGTTGAATTCCGGTAATACACTAACAGCTCTCCAAAAATACGGAACGGGCTTAGCTAACCAAGAATATAATAATTGGTTATCTAATCTGTCTGGCGCTTCCGGTCAAGGACTAAGTGCAGCAAGCGGTCAAGGTGGAGCGCTTAGCGGGCTTGCAAACTTGTATCAAGGAACTGCGAATGATCGTCTTGGTCTGGAAAGCGCAATCGCGCAAGGCAGGCAAGGCATTAATACAGACGCCGCAAAGGTTAAGGAACAGCAAGCGCAAAATAGTAACTCGTTCTTTAGCAATCTGCTTGGCGGCGGGTTGAGCCTTGGTACTAAAGCGTTGACTGGAGGGCTGTTTTAGTGGCTATTTTCAGTCAACGCGTTCCGATTGATGCATTGCCTACAGTTGATAACACTTCGTTCTTCAAGAACCTTGTGGGAACTGTTGGCGACGCAATCGATAATAAAGTTGCAGGTAATCTCGTTAAGCAGAGCTTGACTAATGCACAGCAACAACAGCCGCAAGCGTTGGGGCAACCCGCAACCTCAAATGCTATTATTGCGCCTAACGCACCCGCTGCTGTGCAAGGTAATGTTGCTATAGGTAATCCTAACGATATCCAAAATCAGTTTATCAACACTGTTCGTCAAGGCGGTGTAACGAACCCGAACGCGCTTGCTGCTATTGCTGCGACTGGCCGCGCCGAAAGCGGTTGGGACCCATCAAAGGTTAATGCGGCTTGGCCCGATCCATCACAAAGTGGGCAAGCTGGTACAGCGGGCGGTATTCTCTCGTGGCGCAATGAACGCTTGGCTAATTTGCGCAACTTCGCAGCATCGCAGGGCGAAGACCCGTCGAATATTTCGCCCGCAACGCAGGCTAAGTTCTTCCTTCAGGAAGACCCGGCACTCGTGCAACGGTTGAATGCTGCGAAAAGCCCACAAGAAGCTGCTGATATTATGGCAGGTGCTTGGAAGTTCGCTGGTTACGATCAACAGGGCGGTGAAGCCGCTCGGCGTCGTGCGCTTGCACAGAACTATTATTCGCAGCAGTTCGCCAATGCGCAGCCGGTTCAGGTTGCCAGCAATGACCCTTCTGTGGGCATTCCTGCGCCGTCTCTGGTCACAAGCACACCCACCCCGGCTCCGCAAGCGGCACCTAGCGCCGCGCCGACGCCTACGGGGCAATCTGCTGCGAATTTCGACCCGGCAACGGTTACGCCTTCGCAGATGAATGCGCTGCTTGGCGGCGCGCAGCAGCCTTATGTTGATCCTACTGTGACGACTGCGTATCGAGATGGCTCGACAACGCAATCTCCCGCGCCTGCACAGCAAGCTATTGCGGCCCAAACACAAGCAACACCCGGTACTGTTACGCCGCCAACGCGGCAACCGCAACAGCCTGGAGTTATTGCAAACGGTATTACGCCGCTGAACCGTCAAAATATCGATCCTGATCTTATTCGCCGCATGGTGCAGAACCCGATTACGCGACAGACTGGTCTTGCGATTGCGCAACAAGTGCTTGGCGGTAAGCCCAATAATAGTTGGGATTTCGTCAAACTTGATGACGGAACGCTTGCGCGTGCGAATAAGCAGACTGGTGCTGTTGAAACGCTTGGTCAGTTCCAGAGCGGTAAGAAAGAACTACAAAAAGTCGGTAATGCTCTTTACGACGCAAGTACAGGGCAATGGATTGTTGCGCCTGAAGGGGCAGGGGCAAATAAACTTGGCCTTGCGCCAATCTATGGTACGGATGAAAACGGTAATACTGTGCTTGGTCAGATCGGCCAAGACGGTTCATTCCATCGCGTTGATACGGGTGGCTTTAAACCTGTGGGTAATGTTACGAATACCAATCTCGGTACAACAATTGTCACGCGTGACAAAGCAGGTAATATCATTAATACGTCGCCAATTGATGTTGCAGGCAAAGAACAGCAAACTCAACAGGGCAAAAACCTTGCTGCTAATCAGCAAGCGTTGCCCGCCGTTGAAGCAGCATCTAATCAATTGCTCACGACAATTGATAGTCTAGCAAATGATCCGTATCTCGATAAAACGCTTGGCCCGGTCAATAGCAGACTTCCTAATGTTACTGGCGATAGCGAACGAGTGCAAGCGAAAAAGGATCAAATTACTGGTCAAACGTTCTTGCAAGCGTATAACACATTGCGCGGTGGTGGTGCTATTACCGATATCGAAGGACAGAAGGCAACTCAATCGCTCGCACGCCTCAATTCTGCGCAGAATGCAAAAGATTATCGTGATGCGCTCAATGAATTCCGATCCATTGTCGTAAATGCCGCGCAGCGCGCTCGTACACAAGCCGGTCAATCGGTAGCACCCACAAGTAGCAATAAGACATCTACGGGTGTAACGTGGAGTGTTGAACAATGACAACACTTAATATTGGTGGGAAGCGCGTTACGGTTGACGATAGCTTTATGCAGCTCTCGCCTGAACAACAGAATGCAACTGTTGACGAGATTTCTAAATCGCTTGGTGGAACGCAATCGGCAGCATCTGCACCCCAACAACAGCCTGAAGCAGCACCGCAAGCTGCCCCTGAAACTTCAGGATCTCCAGTAACGGCTACTGATGTCAATCAAGCGAGCGCGAACTTGCCCACATATGATGTATCAGCAGTTCCAGGGAACGTAGCGCAGGCGCAACAGCAACGTGAGTGGGATGCGAAACACCCAAATCAAGCGTTCGTTAAAGGTAATTTCTTGCCCTTGCGGCGTGATCCTAGCGGGTTGCATTTCGATCCGAGTGCGGGTGTTCTCGGCGCGGCTATCAATGCGTTCAATGCCCCAGGCGACGCGTATTCAGGCAATTTGCAGCTCACAGATGAGAGCGGTAATATTACGCCTGATGCAATCGGTAGATCGCTCGAATTCGCTTCCACCTTCAGCCCTGTTAATCCGGCTGTTCGCGCCGGGGGCGGCATTGTGCCCGGTGCTGTGGGCGCTGCCGCTGAACGCCCAGGCATGGAAGCTGCAGCCGCCGCGCAACGTCTAGGTGTCGATCTGCCGCGCGCTATCGCGAGTGACGCGACGACTATTCAACAGGGCGGTAAAATCCTCTCGAATGTTCCTATTGCCGGAACGCCTTTGCGTAATGCATCTCGCACGGCAATCGATCAATTAGGACAAGCCGCTGATAGGGTGCAGCAAGGTTACGGTACTGGCGACGTGCCTACAGCGGGTGCGGCGCTTCGTGCGGGTATTACTGATTTCTCCAAAAATACGCTAGATGAGCAAGTAGGTAAAAATTATGCCTTGGTGGATCAGCTTGTTAATAACAATGTCAAGCAGCCTCTTACGTCTACGCAAGAAATGGTTGCTAACCTACAAAGCGCAAGAGCGAACGCTGGTTTGCCTACGGATGGAACCGCAACGTCAATCGTTTCTGATGCAGTTAACCGACCCGAAGGACTTAACTACGACGGGGTTAAGCGTCTACGCTCCACAATCGGCGGATATATCCAAAATCCGCAGCTTGCCCCGGCTGGCGCTGACCAAGGTGAGTTGAAAGCTATCTACGGCTCATTGTCTAACGATCTTGCGAATATTGTAAAGGCTTCGGATCATCCGACTGTTGCCGCTAAGCTTGCGGGTCAGCCCGCACCCGAAACTAATGCAGCCTACGAAGCATTTCAGACTGCCAATTCGTTTGCGAAAGCAACAGCGGCAGAGCAAAAACAGCTTGATAAGATTATTGCGCCACAAAGCGATGAAGGCTTGTTTTCGAAAGTCCAAGCGATGGCCGGAAGCAACGCGAGTGCTGATCTTGCGCAGCTCGCGCGCGCCCGCAACGCCGTTAGCCCCGACGCTTGGGGCGAAGTATCGAGCGCGGTTATTTCCAAGATGGGCCGCGATGCTGATGGCAATTTCTCGCCGGATCGATTTATAACAGCGTACGGAAAGCTTTCGCAAAATGGTAAGAACATACTATTCCGTTCCAACGGCAATGACGATCTCGCAAATAGTCTTAACGATATCGCTGCCGTATCGCGTAAGTTCAAAGAGCTAAACCAATACGCCAATCCGTCAGGAACCGGCCAGACCCTGAGCGGTGTTGGCATGGCTCAAGGGGCTATAACCGCCCCTGTCTCGACGGTCGGCGGTATTGTTGGTGGTCGTGTGCTCGCCACATTGCTTTCCAGGCCAGTTTCGGCTAGAGCTTTAGCAGCATACTCGCGTGCTGTGGATGGCGTCGTCTCGAAACCCTCCGTAGCGACTACGAGAACGCTCGAAAACGCGTCCAAGGGGCTTGCTGCCATTGTGGGCAACACTACCGGCAACAGGCAGCTTTCTCTTACGCTAGCGCCTCAGTTTTCCGCAGTCGGCGGCGTGCCAGCACAACAACGGAACGAATAATTTTACGTTGAAGAATATTAAAATAATTGTGAATGCTATTAGTTTAAACATGGATACCTCACATGGCTGGTTACTGGTCGCAATCTCGATCACAAATTCACGATCTTAACGGAAGGCCGCTTATTGGTGCGAAAGCGCTATTCACTAAAGGCGGTACTACCACACCAATAACAGTTTATCAAGACAGCGGTTTGACAACGCCGCTATCAAATCCTGTTGTTTCTGATGGACAGGGGTTTTTCCCAGCAACATTTCTTGATGAAGCTGATGGCTTTTTCAACGTAGCAGTTTCGACAGCGCAAGGTGTTGCTCTCTACACAGATACTAGCATTCCTATTATCGGTCCTACGGGTGGTGGAGGAGGAGGTGGCGGAACACCTGTTGATCCTAATGCACTATTGCAGACAGGTGATTGCGTTATTCGCTATGGTGCAGAATTCAGAGCAGGGCTTGTTCGGCTCAATGGCCGCTCTATCGGCTCTGCTACATCAGGTGCAACAGAACGCGCCAATTCTGATACGCAAAACCTTTATTCCTACCTCTGGAATATCGACCCTAACATTGTTATTTCGGGCGGTCGCGGCGGTAACGCTGCCTCGGATTTCGCCGCTAACAAACCCCTCGTGTTACCTGATTATCGTTCTCGCGCACTTGTTGGTAACGACGCTATGGGTAATACAGCGGCGGGTATCATTGCATCATTTAATGCTCTAGGTGCAATTATCGGTGAAGTTAATCATATACTGACAATCGCGGAAATGCCTAGTCATGCTCATGGGCTTAGTGATCCGGGTCATGTGCATAATTGGGGGAATACAGCGCGTGCCCAATCCTTGGGGGCTGGTAATGTTGGATCATTTTCGCAAGGCGGTGCACTACCAGGTGAACTTAATACAACTTTATCCTACACAGGAATTACCATGTCACCAACAGGTGGAGGTGGTGCCCACAATAACTTGCAGCCATCTAAAGTTATCTCTATTTATATGAAGTTGTGATATGTACACAGGAACGCTAGAAGCAGTATCAAATAGAGCTGACTGGTTTATAACACTTGAATTGGTTGACGACGATACCAATCAAGTTATAACCGATCTTACCGATATTACATTTAATTTGCAAGTACGAACTATCCCGCGTCAAGGGGCATTGGGATGGCAGCGCTCGCCCTTGAATGATTATTATGGCGTTCAAGGTTACAATTGTGGGCAGATCGTACTCAAGGCTATTAGCGGTGATGAGCATGTAACGGTTGTTGCAGGTGCAGTTGAATTTCATTTTAGTGCGCTTGAAATGTCTCGGCTTGTTCAAGGTTCTTACGAAATAGGCCTGACGGCTACGCGCAATAATATTGTTGACCAAGAAATGATTGCTATTTTGCCTGTTATTGATGGAGTTGTTAGATGAGCAATAGAACTGCGCTTAGATTTAGAACCGTTTCGCGCCTACCTGCTAAACTTACTGGTACGGATGGTGTAAAAGTTACTGCGTCTAACAATGATTACGCATACATTGTTTCTTCCGATACCCCTTCGTTGGTGAGAACGCCAGCTATTGTTGATTTGGATACAACGTTCTTTCAAGCATATAATGCTTCAGAGAATAGCTATGGCAAAATTAGTGGTACAGACTTTGTTAATGCTCTTCAATCTGTTGTTATCGGTCCTAATCTAACGGGTATTGCAGCGCTCACAGTTAGCGCTAACCAAGTTCCGTATTATTTGGATAATGCAGGAAACGCGGCAACGTACACCGTGTCGTCATTCATGCGAAGCGTATCTAATTCGGCAGATGGTCCAACATTGCTTAGTAATGTTGGTGGTGTTAGCAAATTTAATATTGGTACTAGCTCGTTGCTGGTATCTAGCGCCAATAAAGTAGCTGTGCAGGCTGCTATTAATAATTCTGTTGGTGCACGGCTTATATTCCCGGCTGGCGAATACGATATGACGGGATTGACTGGCGTTAATAACATTGAAATGGTGGCGCGAGGCGAAGTTATTTTCAAACGCCCCGCATCTGACGTATCCAGCAATCCGATAATTAGCTTTAACGGAAAGACCGGTTTTATCATTGAAGGTAAGTTTTATTTCGATGGTAATAAAGCATCACAAACCGTAGGTGCTAACAATATTGAAATAGTTGGATGCAGCGATTATACTATTGCTGGTATTAACTCATCGTCAGCTAAAGCCACAGCAGGATATGGCTCTGGTATAGTTATTGTTGCTGGAGCTAATCAATCGGTAAACCGAAAAGGTATTGTGCAGGATTGCACAGTTAGTCGGACTGATGGGCCTGGAATTTACGTAAGCAAGGAATACTATCTAGACATTATTGGTAACGTCTGCGAAGGCAGTGGCGTCGATGGAATTCAGTTAGCTAATATTGTTTTCCCTCCTGTTGCTGACGTATTCCAAAGCATTGCAATTAGGGATAATAGATGCCTGGATAATGCAGAGAATGGCATAAACTGCATTGGTTTCTATACTGGACAAGGAACAACTGGCGTTATTTTGGGTAATGGTGTGCCAGCAGAACGCCTAGTTGATATCGACGGTAATTTTACTTTTAGAAATGCGAAATACGGTATTGCTTGGCAAGGTGCAGGTGGTCTTGTTCGCGGTAACGTTATTGAAGGTAACGGCTCTAGTGGCGGAATTGGTGGTGGTCTTGTTTGCAATTGCGCAGACTCGATAATTAGCGAGAATGTTTTCCAAAGCAACGTTAATTTTCAACTAGATGCTGGAGGCGCGCAAGGACTTATTATCGCTAATAATAAATTTATCGGCTCGCCTAGCGTACCCACAATTGATATTAACGTAGGCGGTACGCAGAATAGTATGGTGATAGGCAATAACATAACGCAGGGCGGTTCACAGAATTGCACTGGTATTAAGGCTATTGGTATCGAAGCAACAGAACCTACAAATCCGATAAATCTTACGGGTATCGGCTTGACTGTTGCTGATAACCGTATTGCGTCTAATGGTGCTGCGTTGTCTATAGGTATTCACATTACTGAAGGCTACGAATGGGCTATTGTAAGAAATAATGATGTAGCTGGAGCGCCAACGGGTCGCGGCTATTTCCTCGAAGTTGAGCGCCTCATTCAGGAAGGGAACACCTCTTCGGATATTTATGCTAATGGTTTGCCTGTACAAACTATTGCTGCTAATGATCCTTTGATTATCCCCGATGTTGGTGAAAAGTTCTATATTTCAGGTAATACTAACTTCTCGTCAATTTACACGACTTCTTACAATACCTTTAGGGGACGCGTTCGTAATGTGGTCATGCTGGCGCAAGGAACGGGTTATAACTACGCAAATCCTCCAACTGTTGCATTCTCCGGGGGAGGTGGCAGCGGAGCGGCAGGTACTGCACAAATCGATACAAGTGGCCACATTGTAGACATCATAATAACAAATTTCGGTTCTGGTTATACTAGCGCACCTACTGTTACTATTTCTGGAGGTTCTGGTTCGGGCGCGTCAGCTCTCGCACAAATCGGTTGCAATAACTTTGATGGCAGACAGATTTCGCTTATGTTCCAAGGAACTCCAACTATTGGAACTAGCGGTAATTTGGGGCTATCGAGTGCGCACAGCGTTAGTGTTAATTCGATACTGCGTCTAGAGGGTCATTATGGAAGTTGGTTTGAAGCCTCGTACAGACAATGATTAATCAGACTTACCCCAATTAGGACCGTTATTTTCATCTGCGAAAATAGGAATACGCAATTTAATTGTGTTTTCCATCGTGTGTTTGATAAAATCATACGCCTCTCTCATGCGGGGCGTATCGTCTATTACGGAATGGTCCGTTTCGTCATGCACGGTAATCGACGGAACTCCCGTAACATCGTAAACGCCTGATTGCCAGCAAGCACGCATAGCCGATTTCATGATATCCGGCTCGCTACCTTGGAACTTATAGTTCACGCCTCGATACTCGTATGCGCGGCGAATTCCAGCCCCCCATTTGCGTATTGCTAACTCATATGGAAGTGGCATTTCAGGGTTATCGAAATCGCGGCGTATCGGTTCCCAATAATTAAAACGAATGCGCCTCCCTAGTAAGGTTGTAACGTATCCGTACTGTTGCACCTCCTTGCCGATCTCCTCCATGGTCGCTTTAACGTATGGAGCGCCCGCGTGATAGCTCTTAAAGAAGTCTTTAGCTTGCGCTTCACTCATACCCGATTTATACGCGAGCGACTTCTCAGATTGGCCATAAAGCAACCCGAAATTAACGTTTTTAATTGGACGACGCTTTAGCTTAATTTCTTCCTCATCCGTGAGTGACCAGCCCATGAGCGGAGCGACGTTTCTGTAAACGTCCATATGATAATCGGTCGTCTTATCGTTACGGTAACGTTCACGAAGCGCTTCAGCAGAGCCATCACCTCTATCGACTGCATAATGTGCGAGCAACCGGTAATGGATTTGCGAGAAATCGAACTTACGCCATTTAATGTGTCCTACATCGGGAACGAAGCATTCGCGCACTTTCTTGCCGAGCTTAGATCGCGAGGGAATGTTCTGCAGGTTTGGCGTTGATGAATTATGCGAATAAATTCCACAAGCAGAATAACTTTCATCTTCTTCGACTGTTATGTCATAGACAAGAAAGCATCCCGCAAAGTTAATTTCTTCAACTGTAACGATTTGCTGTCCTGAACTTGCAGTAAATGAATAGTTTTGTGCCCCGCTGGGGTTACCAGCGCAAGATTGTCTAGTTCGTTGTTCATCGGATCGCCATCTATATGATGCACGTGAAAGTATTCCGGTAGCTTTGCTAGCCACAATGCTTGTGCCATTTTCACTCTGTGAACAAATTGACGTTCCCCATTGTGCATTATTGTCAAGTAGCCTTTTTGGTCGCCAACCTCTCCAATCCAATTGTGATGTTGTGAACCCGTCTTCCCCGTCATTGGATTGTTGTCGCCCATTTTCGAATACGAGTAACGAAGCGCTGCTAAAGCTTTCTTCTCCTGTTCCGGCATATTCATTTTCACGACATGCGATACATTGTGAAAGGTCGTTTGCAGGGTAATCGCTATTTCCTGTAATGTCATCAGTCCTCGATCTCGATATAATTCCAGCACGCGCGCAATATTCTCGGGCTGAGACACCCATGTCTTTGAAATACTCATCCGCAATTTTCTCCACAGTTAGCCATTCGCCAGACGATGCTAGCACTCTATGGGATATTGTGCAAGTGAGAATATACCCATTGCTGAATTTTATCGAAAGCATGGGCTCTGCGCCCTTTACCCATGTTTTTAGTACACGCCTAAACCGACCTTTATGTGTTTTAACTTTGTCTCCTGCGTTAATTTCATCAATACGTTTAGGACCATTAGATGTATCGATCTCAGTATGAGCAGCTACGCACGCAAATCGCCCCACCATTGTTCCGTTTTCATCGCCCTTCAATTGATGAAATTGTGGGTAAAGGTATCCGTTAATATGCTGCCCGAAGATGTAGCTATCGAAGAATGTGCCCACAATCTTCTCATGCTCGCGGATTTCGTTGATTAACTCTGCCGCAGGATGATCCAGACCAGCGAGCCATTCCTTACGAATAATGTAATTACCGGTATCATTATTCTTGAGCATTGGTATTCCAATGCGTTCTAAAACTGGGCCGATTTGCTGTGTTGCAGTTGAATGAATTCGTTCATATTGATAAGCGAATTTCTCGTATAGTTCCGCCGTTTCAATTATCAGCTCTTGCCGTATCTGTGCAGCTTTATCTAAGTCAACGCGCACGCCACGGAAGCGCATAGCAACTATCAGCGGTATAAGATCGCATTCTAAGCGAAAGACGTTGTGCAATCCTTCATGCCACAATATATGTTCTTGCTGTGCATAGATATCGAGCGGTTGAAGTGCATCGCCTTCACCATAAAAACCTACGAGTTTAGGCGACGTACGATAGATTTCACGGCGCAAAAACTTCTCTGGCGTATTAGGATACGCTTCACGTATCCACTTGTACATCGCATCTGTTTCTTTACCGCGATTGAGATACTTGTTCGCCATTGCGTCTAGGCCGACGAGAGCGTCACTATCTATCAATGCTTCGGCAAATGAGCAGTCAAACAATCTACCGCCGACGCGCACGCCTTCAGCTTTAAAAGTACCGTAATCGTATGTGAGATTTACACCAATCTTGTCGGTTAGTGTATTAAGCGCATAATCCGCGAACGCAAGACAATTGCGCGCGTCCATATTCAAATGAGGATCAACCTCATGTCGAATAGGGAAATACCACGCTTTTCGCTCGCCATTGAATGCTTCAGCACCGATAGAGAAGCCCACAATATGGCTATCGTTACGCGCCCATCCTGGGCCGTTATCGGTGAGGCGTAAGTCTTTCGTTTCGGTGTCGAATGAAATACGCTTTGCTGCCGATAGGTTCGGGAATTCGGTCGGCGGGTGCCAGCCGGTCCCTGGTATTGTGGGTAATGGACGCAGGCGCGCGTCTTTACGCTTAACTAGCGGTTCATCAAAGAATAGACCTGCTTGCATTATCTCACTGCTCAACTTTGCGCGGTTTACCGGCAGCTTTCCACGATGCAACAGCTTCTAGCCAGCTTTCAGCTTCATCTAGAGCGTCTTCTGATATTCTCACCTCACGCTCAATTTGTTCGTCAGTCATAGCGTTAAAATCCGCTTCATACTCTTTCCACGCTTCCATCGTTTACCCCTATTTCATAGCCATAATTACGACGCGAACTTTGTCACCTAAGAAAACAGCTTTGTCTTCATTGGTAGTGAAATCAGCTTTACTCACAAACGCGCGTATTTTGCTCAACCATTGATGATTGAACGTACGTGCAAACGGTAGCCCATCAACAATATAGGATGCTCCTTTGTCCGCACTGTCATGCGAACGGATCGAATTGGTTGTGATATGTATTGCGCTTGTTTCGCAGAATGGTGATACTGCGTCAATCGCTGCGTAAAAGTCTGCCGGGATTTGCGTGCAAGCAGACATGTTAAGCCCATTAAGAACCCTTCCGACATTTGGTACCCCTTCTTGATATAATTGCGTTCTTAGCCATGCGCCATTTTCAAAATAGAACGTCAGCGACTGATTTTCTGTGAAACCGAACTTCGCGAGCTTTAGCGGTATCTTAGCGATCGCATCGACAAAGGCCATAGGAATGAGCAGTCCTTCGGGCATACCGAAGCCGTGCCATGCCTCTATAAGGGCTGAACCGTTTGTACCTACCAGAGAGTGCGACGAGCTCATCAGCGAAGCCCCTAGCACGGTTTGCTCGCCATCTGCGCAGAAGGTTCCAGCCTCCACAGCCGCGCGCCGCCATTCATCCCCCATATCCCATAGACCGGGATCGGCCTGGACGCGTTCGAGCGCACCTAGCGGAATGCAGGGTACGAATGCCTTGAAGACGCTCGATGCTACGGAAAGCTGCGCGTTGTTGAGCAGGGTAAGCGAGTATGCACCACGCACCTTCTCCAGAGCTTTGATAAAAAGCATCGTATTCGGGCACGCTGGCATTTCTTCGCTGCAAGGGTATCCAGCCGCAAGAATACCGTTGAAGCCCACAACTTGACCGTCTGCAAACCAACAATGCGATTGATAGGCAGCTTGTGCTTTTACATCGTCGCTTGCGTATTGAGCTATTTTGATGAAGCGAAGCGCTGTTAGCAGTTCGCTCTCTTCTTTTGGTTTTCCGGTACGCGGTTTTGGTGCCATCAGTTATTTCCTAAAATGGAGGCTCTTCCATATATCGATTGCAGCCGAACGCTATAATACGTGCTGGCGGTCTGGCGGGGTATTCAGGGCAATTTATACGATCTGTACATAATTCATTCTTTGTGTCAAATGATATGCAATTTACGCAGCATTTAATATTTGCGTGCAAAGTTTGTTCTAGTGCTCTCCACAATCGTTCTGATAAATCCCCTAAATCTTTGAGACGATCATCATTCATACTCGCACCTCATAACCTTCGGAAATTTCGTATTCGTGTGTACAAGAATTTTCGTCGGAACTCGCAAGCTTGATTGAACACGTAACGCTTCATCGATAGATTGTGGGCACGGTTCAGAGCTGCGTTGCATCCACCATTGTTCAGCCTCAAACCTTGCGCGACCGCCGCTTTCTATATGAACCCATTCCGTAATGGGTAATGTTCGGTCTTCAACGCTATACGAAATACATAAACTGTCAAGCTTGTTTCTGCTAGTGTGTCTGCGATAGAAAACGCGCCACACATTAAATTCTTCATATATCGGCGTGACATCGCGTAAAGGTTCGTGCGCTTTGTCGGCTTCTTGCTTGATCTTTACTGCGAATTCGAATTCTTCGTTGCACATAACGCAATAGCGTGCGCTTATGTGGTTATACCCGCCACAATGATCGCAAATCTTTACGGGTGCGTCTCCGTTACCTTCACCCTTCTTGCGAGGTATGACAGGATCATTGATAGGACCAAGCGTTTCAATATTGCGCGCGTAATCGAGCACAAGGCAATTCTGCTTAGGAGGAAGATAGTAATTACCCTCGAACGGTCTTGTACCGCGCCCTAACATCTGTACCCACAAAATGGTTGATTTCGTGAGGCGCAACATCATAATCAAGTCAATTTGTGGGTGGTCAAATCCAGTAGTGAGTTTTCCGTAATTAACGCATGCTTGGTATTTTCCGGCTTTAAAGTCCAATAATCGTTGGTCGCTTTCGGCTGTTGACATTGGATATTCCTTATTACCGGAATGAACAGCCGTTGCGGTAACACCGACTTCTCGAAGCATGGCAGCCGTTTTTTCAGCATGTTCGATACCTCCGGCGAACACAAGCCAGACGTGTCTATTTTCTTTGTATCTGGCAGCGTCTTGCACCGCCTCCCAAGTTACACGTAATGAAGCCTTTTCAGCTTCTTTCTGAACGAAATCGCCGTTGCTCGCGGTCTTAATACCATTGCGGGAAATACCAATTACCGTTTTTGGGCTAATAAGAGGGGAAAGCCATCCTTCCGCTAGCAGTTTATTGAATGCCTGAAGGCTCGTTAAGTCGTAACATATATCGGTAAAGATTGGCCCGTTGGTGAGCCATCCAAGCCCCATCCGATATCCGGTTGCGGTTAAGCCAATGACTTTCATTTTTGGATTAATTGACCGCAGCGCCTCAATGAACATGAGCCATTGTGTTTCATCATGCGTGCTAATCATATGCGCTTCGTCAACGAATAGAATATCTCGCCATCCGAACGCGAGCGGATTGGCAATCATAGATTGAATGCCACCATAGATAATTGGCTGTTGTGTATCTCGCTTCTTTAGACCGTCGCTATGAATACCTAACGGCGCTCCAGGCCATAGCTCTTCGAGTTTCTTACCGTTTTGCCGTACAAGCTCTTTCGAATGCGTGCCCATGATAAGGCGCTGACCGGGCCAGCGCTGCATAATCAAATAGATCAACAGCGCAAGTACGATTGACTTACCCGTACCCGTAGGCATAAGTATTAATGGATTACCGCGCTTTTGTTGTTCATTATAGTAATCAAATACGGAGTTAACCGCGTCCCATTGGTAATAACGCGGATCAACCAAAAATGAAGTTGATGATTGCAGCGCTAAATTCATTGTACCGGCAGCATCCGATAATCACAAGTATAGTTATAGCCGCAAGCTTCTGCGTCTTCAGGGTCTAATTCTTGCCGGTCTACTTCAGTAGCTCGATAGATTATTTTGCACCCTCCAAACCCATCCTCATCAATTTCAGGATCGCGTTCCCCGCTAAGTACATAAATTTCAGTTACACCTAACGGCCATTCAGGATCGCACATTTCCCGACAATATTCTATATTCGCTTGCGCCTCAGCTAATGCTTCGTCAAGCGTATCGTATTCCGTCCACTCCCAATTTTCGTTATCAAGTGCGTAATATTTTGTCATTTTATAGCCTCATATTGTGGGCACGCTTGCATAATTTCTTTCTCACCTGGAATAGCGAGTTGCCAATAAGAGCAACCGAATTTACCGTTATCAGTAGGCGTAACATGAATGCATGAACGGCAATTGCGATCAGGTTGTTCACCTAAATGACATATGCCCACAAAATCGCAACGCTTGCAAACGTGAAACGCGGGGCTTTCTGCAATCTTAGCTGGGCGAACGCGGCTTGTCTTTACAGTTTCCGCCAAACGCATTGCACGATTAGCCGTATCATCGTCGCGAGGAATGATTTCCACATAAATATCGCTGTCATCCTTGCAAACCGCGATAAGCAGTGTGAACGGTAGATTGAACGCTTGCATATAGATACACGCTTGAACATAATATTCGTACTCAGTGATTTTGACGCTCTGCTTATTAACGAGCGCGCCAAATCGTCGCTTATTGTAGCTCTTCGCTTCAACGTTCCCCCATGCGCCGTTGCAATAATCAGGGTGCCGCCCTACAGCGTCGAGATAAGCACTAATATGCCCGTCAAGCGCTTTGAAATTCCATTGCTCAAATTTCGTTCCAATTTTCGAAGGGTCTTTGTCTAGAATTTCCCATCCCGCTTTACGCAACCAATCCATAGTTGGCGCTTCGAATGCCGAACCGCTTCCGAAAATGCGGCCTATGCGCCCATCGATAGGATTGCGCTTAACCCAACGGTAAGCGTACCAAAGTGCAGCAACGCATTCACTGCCGAGATTTGAGGGCTTAATCCGCCACGAATATTTTGCAGGCTGTTCTGTAACAGTATCGATTTGCGCCTTGATCTTGTCGGCAATGAGCCGTGTAGCGCCTGGAATAGATAAATCGTGCATAGTAACCCTCAAAATAAAAGAGGGGCGACAGTTGAGCAAGGAAACCGCCGCCCCTCAGCGCTCTAGCTTGGATGGTCCCTACTACAAGCGAGCGCTATTACTGGTTCCAGCCGGGGCCGTTACCGTTGTTCTGCTGGAAATTATTCCCACCCTGGAACTGTTGACCTTGTGGCTGCTGTCCCTGTTGGAAATTTCCAGAATTACCTTGAATACCCTGACTTTGCGGATCAAACCCAGCGCCGTTGTTCTGTGCTGGCTGAAAGTTTCCGTTGTTGCCAGCGTTCGAGAAGCTGCCGTTTCCTTGCGCGCCTTGTGAGCCATTGCCACCATTCTGTTGAGAGAAATTCTGGCCTTGGGGCTGCTGTTGCTGCTGGTTTCCCCATCCGGCGTTACCACCTGCTTGCACACCTTGTTGGCCTTGAGTCTGGTTGCCGCCCATAACGCCCTTGCCAGCTTCCTTAGCGCTGTTACCGTTAACGTCAAGGATTTTCGCAATACGCGTGGAATTCGGATACTTTTCAAGGTCGGCCTTCTGGTCAACTTCAACAACAACACGAAAAGGCTTGTTATGCCATTCAACGCTATTGCCCACACGAATATGACCGGTGACATGAGCGATAGCGCTCATTTGACCTTGGCCGATCTCAACGGCTTTTTGCGAAGGATTGGTAACATTAATAGTCCAGTCTGCAAATTTACCCTGTACTGGACCCTCAAGGCCCTGCAATACGGTTGCAAGGATAATGCCGCTTTTGCTGCTGTTTTCTTTACCGTCGCTTTCGACCATTTGAACAAGCCATCCGCGACTATCGGAAGGTGGAAAGTAGCGAATTGAATTAGTGCCTTCATCAGGCGCAACGGTTGAGAAGTCTTGATTTAGCTGATAACCCATAGCTGTTTTCCTTGTTAGCTGTTGGACATGCACTTAGCGAACAGCGCCGAAAGATCGGGCGGTTCGAATTGGTTTAGCTTGCCGGTTCGGTCACGGCAATAACTATCAAAAGATGAATGGCATTGAAAAGAGCGCGTCAGCCCTACGCTTGGGACTGAATGAATACCAATGTCAATAATTTCGTCGTAAAGATGAGGAACCTTGACGTTAAGGTCATTACCGGGGAAATACGGCTTGCGCTTTCCACCGTCGCCTTCCGTGCGCTCAATCGTCTGCTTACAGATAAGGTAAGTATGCTTATTCTGCAAATAATAAAGCTTATGGAGAATATCGCCTACCTCTTCCGCCATTAACCCGTAAAGCTTCAAACCATGTTGAACCTTTTTAGGGTTGTCGCGAAGATAGATTTCGCACATTTGAGAAACACTGTCTACGCCCGCTGTATCATAATTTCGCGTTTCAGCGGAATTGAATAACCACTTAAACCAATCGTCAATTTTCGCCCATGTCGGTGCCTGATATGTGGGCACCGTAGATGTTGCCATAGAAAGCAATCCAGGCTCAACCGCAAGCAAGCATGGGCGCGGGGCTGTATTCATGATTGGCGTTTTGCCGGAACCGGGAGGACCGTAACCGAGTGCTTTAACGCCGTAATTCTTCGCGAATTCACGCGCTTCTTTGAAATCAGCTTGCGTTACCATATAATTAAATTTCCGTCTTTGCCACGAGATTGAGGCTTGCGTACATCGCCCTTCATTGGAAGACGATTTCGCGGGTTAGTCTCACAACGTCGTTTAATGTAATCAATTGCTGCTACCTTATCACCAGATAGCGGCATTGTAATGATGGCAAAGGGCTTGCCATCATATTCTATAACGTCACCAACGATTGTTAGCATGTTTTATGCCTTAACCGGCTTGAATTCAAGCGTCTTCGTTGCGGGCTTAATCGTCAGCACTTCGTTAATCATGGCCTTCTGACGATCAGTAAGCAGCTTGTAATTGCTAAGCGAAAGTTCAGGCTTCCAATTGACAAGACGTTTAGCAATGACGTTACCGCCTTCCTGAGACGCTTCGATACGGTCCAAAGCCTTTTCAACAAGATCGGCGTTACCAAGCGAATACGAAAGCTTGTGAACGATCTTTAGTTGACCAATCGGCGTTTCGACGTTCTCAGTACCTGCGTAATCAGGGTCTTTGATATCGCTGAACAATTCGACAAGTTCATTGCGCAATAGCAGTTCATTAGCCTTAGCAAGTTCAAGAGCTGCTTTCGCGTTGTTCCAGTCCGCAATCTTTTGAAGCTTTGCATTCTGAAGTGTAGTTTGCGCTGCCGTTGCACCGCCCCATGCTCCAAAATTCGCATTCATATTCGTAACCCCTTGTTGCTCGTTACGTTGTTAATGATTTGGTTCTATCGAGGTGAAATAGGGTTGTCAACTTGAATTTTGGCAAAATTCAATAAAATCCTTGACCATTCATAACCGGCGCAGATAGAACGAAAAGCATACCTACAATGGCATTTTAGGGCAACACTATATGCGCACAACTTTAAAAGACGCCACACTATTACTAGTAAAGCGCCATGCCGAGACACGCGGCGCTCTCGAAAAATTAGCGGAAGAAACGAAGATACCATACTTCACTCTATGGCGCTTGGCTTCAGGTGGCACAAAGAAAATCGATGCCGGAGTTTGCCAGCATCTGTACGAACACCTCACCGGCAACGCCCTGGATATCCGCTAATCATGTCATACGAAAACATTCCCGATGAACTAAAGCGCATTCCAAATTGGCTTGTTTGGCGCGCTGAATATCTCTCAAATGGTAAGACGACGAAAATCCCGATGCAACCGCGCAACGGCTGGGGCGCGGACGTAACGAATAGCGCGCATCTGTCATCATTTGAGGAAGCCGTTAACGCAACTCGAAACGAAGGCGTGGCCGGTATTGGTTTCGCGTTTACCGAACACGATGAATATGGAGGCATTGACTATGACAATTGCGCCGATCCTGAAAAATGGCCGCGTTACGAGAAAATCCTTAATGCATTCGACAGCTACACTGAATATTCGCCTAGTGGAAATGGATTGCATACAATCATTCGAGCATGCACGCCGAACGGTCGGCGGCGTGATGGTGTTGAGCTATACACAAGCGGTCGGTTCTTCACGTTCACGGGTCGCGTGTACGGTATGCCAAAGACAATTGCCGAACGGCAAACGCTTGCCATGCAACTTTACAATGAAATGGGCAACGGTTCCGATATTTCCGAACACTATCTAGGCGATGCTTCTCCCAAACATTGGGATGAGGAAATCATTTCGATGGCTGCGAAAGCATCTAATGGTGCGTTATTTCAAGCACTCATGAATGGCGATTGGCAATCTTGTGGGTATCCTTCGCAATCCGAAGCGGATCAAGCGCTTATGAACATTATCGTGTTCTATACGAAAAATAGAGCGCAAGCGGCACGCATATTTAAGTCAAGCGGACTTGGACAACGTGAAAAAGCACAACGATACAAATACCTCGAATATACAATGGATAAGGCATTCGATCAAACGCTGCCGCCAATTAATTTCGATAGCATCATAAATCAGATAAACGAAACAATTGCAGCGAATAAAAAATCATTACCCATTCAGCAGCAACAAACCAAAGCGGGCAACCATTTCGAGGTTGATACGAACTTATGGCGCAAGATTGACCCACCCGGCGTGCTTGGTGGCGTTATGCATTATTTTATGGAGCAAGCACCGCGCCCGCTTCGCGAGGCGGCATTAACTGCGTCTATCGGGCTGTTTGCTGGTATTTGTGGGCGCTGTTACAACGTATCGAATACCGGCCTTAATCTTTACCTTATGGTTATTGCATCAACGGGTATGGGCAAGGAAGCGATACGAACGGGTATCAACTCGCTCATGCATTCGGTCGCGTATCAAGTCATGCCCGCCGCGCTCGACTTCCTGGGACCGTCTGACATGGCTTCGGGCGCTGGTCTGCTCAAACACCTAGCTGACCGTCCAATGCCGTCCTACGTGTCCCTGACGGGCGAAGTGGGGCTTCGTATGCAGCAACTATCGTCCTCGAACGCAAATCAGGCTGATATCACGCTCCGCAAGGTCTTGCTTGATCTATATCCCGCTTCGAAAAAAGGTGGTATGATCCGCCCAACAGTCTACAGCGACAAGAAGAACAATATCGAGATGATCTATTCGCCTAATTTTACATGGTTAGGGGAAAGCACCGGTTCTGAATTCTATAAGGCGCTTTCGGAAGAACATATTGCTTCCGGATTGCTACCGCGTTTCACAATTGTTGAATATACAGGACCGCGCCCACAAGAGAATGAAAATCACGCTTATGCTATACCGTCTCAACAATTGATTGAAGCAATGCGTAAGCTATGCGAAATGTCAATTCAGCTTAATCAGAACGGCAATGTTATCGATGTTGCATTTACGCCAGAAGCTAAGAACCTTCGCAAGATATACAATAATCATTGCGATAATCAAATGGACGCAACGAATAGTGAGCCATTGAAGCAGCTATGGAACCGCGCCGATTTGAAATCAATGAAGATCGCAGCTCTTCTCGCTATCTCAGTTAATCCTCAGCAGCCCACAATTGATGTAAACATGATGCAATGGGCGATATCGTTCGTGCATTGTGATGTTGAGCAAATGGTTAAACGCTTCGAAAACGGAGAGATAGGCGTATCTGCATTTCAGGAAGGAACGCGTCGTTTAGCTTCTGCAATCATTTCTCATTTTGAAGGAACGCGTAAGCCATCCAATCATACTGAAATCGCATTTAAGAATGAAGGATGCGTATCGCGCTCTTTGCTAGTTCAAATGACGAGTAATGTAAAATCGTTTAAGGAGAACTTTAGACTGCTAAATGAAATTCTTATCGAATTGGAAAAACAGGGGGTAATGATAAAACTAAACAAGCAAGAAGCCGTAACGCGGTTCAATAGCAGAGCTGAGTTGTATCAAGTCGCTAACTCACAATGGTTCTACGACCTCACGCAACCAAGTTGAAATATTTTAGGTTTATTTTAGGCTGGATCGTTGATTTTCCACAATATTTTAGGTTTTAGGGGGGGACCCCCACCTCCCCCACCCCCGCCGGCCCTTAAACCTTAAAATACTTAAAATAATAAAATAATCTATATATATCAATAGTATAAGGTAGTACCTATTTTATGTAGTTTATTACGTTTCTAATCATTACGTTTTCGCATCATTACGTATTGACATTACGAGAATTAAAGCGTAATCATTACACATCGAAAACGAGAGGATTACGGATATGCATTCTTACCTTATTGTCCTTAATGACATTAAGACTGGCAAGCCGATAACAACTCTCGTTATTGAGGCTGAAACGGACTTGCAAGCGTGCATAATCGGCGCTGCTTATGCAGACGCAAATGGTTACGAATTGGGCGATATTGTTCGCCGTGATTAATTGTGGGTAACAGGAAATTATGCGATGAACATTCAAGCAACTATGCATATTAGAAACACAGAGGCATACGAAGGCTACGTAATTCACATTTACGAAGATGGAAATGTGCTATTCGTTCCAAACTCAGGCTATTATTGCGGGAACCCTAAAATTGTACATGCCTCGCTAATTAGGTTCTCGGTTAGCGATATTAGTATGCAGAACAGTGAGTTAAAGAAATTGTCCTGAGTTGTCTATCATTGTGGGCATTACGTTATAGGAGAGTGAGATGAGCGATTTCGATTACTCAATATGGATTGTGATGGGAACGCTCAATCTTGGGGATACAGTTCCTGTTCGTGCGTTTTAGGACAAAACGTAAGGCTGAGCAATATGCTGTGCGTATGAATGCCACAGTTGACGAAGGAAAGCTTTGTTATTATCATACAGCGTTTGCGTATCTCGAAAGGAAAACAAATGACAACGATGGTTGAACGAGTTGCTAGGGCGATTTGTTGGAGTAATGGCGAAACGTTTGACGATATAAAGCAGCCTAAGCACGACTATTACGTGTTGTTAGCGCGTGCCGCTATTGAAGCGATGCGTTATATCGATGAACAAATGGCTGAAGCTGGGTTTGCTCATGAGCATGTGCTCGATAATGGCTATCAGCAAATTTATGAGGCGATGATTGATGCTGCCTTGAAGGAAGAGTGATATGGGCAATATGTGGTTCGCTTATTATCTAAGCGCTGGAATGTATCAATCCAGTGAACAGCGCGAGGTTGATATTTTCGCTAAATCGCGATTTGTTATATCTGACAAAGTAGGGTTAATGTCATATCGCGAAGTGTTTTACGTTTGGAAAGATAACCGCGTTTATTGCAAAATGTCTGTTGACAACAATCAAAAGCGAGATTAGATTACTAATATCAACAACGCAATGGAGTTACGAAAATGTTTAATCCAAAACAAATGTCTGATAGCGAAATCAAGCAGCGCATTGGTGTTCTACTAGCTGTAAAGGCATCACTGGAATTCTCTGGCCGTGTTTTGCCGGAAGAGGATAAGACTAAGTTTGACGCATTGCGTGAAGAGCTTCGCATCCGTGATGAACGCGTTGCTGCTGCAATGAAGATAATTCATGCGAGCTAAGGTGAGCGCCTTCGGGCGCTTTTCTTAACTAACGGAGATATGACTATGGTTTATCGTTATGTTGTTCGTCGTGCTGCTGATGGCGCTATTTATTTTTCCATAAGCTACGGCGCATTTATTTACGATGATTTCTTAGAAACTATCGGAATGTGATTGACAGCACAACTCAACTGCGCTATAACAAAGCTACATTCAATTGAGGGAACGAAAATGGCTTGGGAAATTCAGAACGTCAACGGTCTTGTGCTTGCTGATATTCATTTCGACCGCAATGGCAACGTTGGCGAAATTGAATGGCAGGAAACGGGCGTTGTTTACACCGACGAAGAAGAGCTTGAGATTGATCTTGCGCTTGCTCAAGGCGCAGGTTATGATTGCGAAGTTATTTTCGTCAATGGTGCGAATAGGAGGACGGCGTGATGCGTCCACATCTCGGTAAGATGGAAGAAATGTTGAGCAAGCGTCAATATCAGACCAAGGACGAACGTGACGCTTATCGCGATGGGTTTACTGATGGCGTAATGCTAGAACCACACGATGCAGACTATGTTGATTATCCTAACGCCTATAGAGCTGGCTATTGGGACGGATTTCATTATATTGCAGGAGACAACCCATGAAACCTCTCATGTTCTTTTACGTTGCAGTTGCTGCGGCTTCGATTTATTATTTTGCTAGCTTGCAAGCCGACGCGATGACAGAGTGCAACAAGACACACTCATGGGAAGTGTGCTTTCAGGAGTTGAATAGATGACGAAACTTTCTATTATCGTTAAGAACTTCTATGAAATTTGGCGGCATGGAAACTATGTCGCTTTCCGCAGAGAATATACACATGCGAATGGACGTAAAAGCGGTTACACATGGATGGAACAGACGCTAGGATTGGATGGTGTGGAATGAGTTTACAACCAAACGATGATAAATTGACTAGGTGCCGCTGCGAGCGGATTTTATGGTCAAGTATAGAACGAGAACTCCATATATGTAATTATTGCGCTGATAGGCAATACGAACAATATCAAGAACGACGCGAATTTGAGTATTATCATCGAGACGACGAATGAACCGCTACGACACAGACGCAGCTTGGACGGGTTACGTTATCTTCAAAGATGGCGTTCCTTTCCAGGCTGCTTATCGCGTGTTTGGTCCTAAGCGGCGTGACGGTCTCGATAATTTGCGCTGTTGGTTATCGACCGTTGACGGACCAATGCCGATTGACATTGCTAGGTTTGTTATGATAGCGTTTGCGAAAGAAGTAGCAACGGAGTGGTTTGGAAGATGAACCCTAACACGAAATGGATGCTTATAGAAGCGTCGAAACCTTCAGGGCTTATACTACACGCTGCGAGTGCAGCATCATACGCAAGCCAACTCGTAAATGAAGGATTACTGCATAAATCTGCAGTTTACTCCATTTGGTTTATTACTAAAGCTGGAAAGCGCGAATTGGAAAAAGAAGATGAATAAACTTACGAAATTCAAAGTTCATTATAAGCGCGAAACGCTCGAAGGCGAGTCTGTACGCGGTTTCATTCGCGTTGATGCGAAGTCGCCTGAAGAGGCAGATGCTAAAGTGCGTGCTGAAATTCCGCGTGTAATTATTCTCAAGACGAAGGTGGATAAAGAGAAATGAAAAATAAGAAAAAGACTAAAGAGACGCTTTTGTCTTATGGTTTAGCACAAATGGATAAATCGTTTGAAAAAGCATACGGGTTAAAAGTTGTTACCGAATGGGATATAATTGAAGAACGCTACGTTACACGTTGCGAAAGCGAACTTTCGTCAGAACACAATGCTTTTCTTTCTGGATATAGTAAAGCATTAGTTGATATGTTTATTGCTGCGAGGTTGTGATGTATAATCCTTATGGAGTATATCGTGAAATTCTTCGTCTGCTTCAGAACGATAGCGGCATGACTGGTCATGAAATGATTAAAGCGTCAACAAAACTCAGTCGATGGACCATTTACACGCATCTAGCGATGATGGAAGATAAGGGCTGGTTACGACATGAAGCCTTTGTGGTAACTGGACTAGGATTAACGAAGCGGCGTTATTTCATAACAAATGAAGGGAAACGGGAATATGATAAAGCGAATTAGCGTTACATTGACTGAGAAAGACGTAGACGCAGCTTTAATTGCGTACGTTGCGCAGAAGTATGGCGCGCTGCGGAATGTTAAAGTGACGATGAGAATAGTAGTTGTTGGTCCACAAGACTATAAGTTCGTTGAAGCTGAAGTTTCGGGCGACGTATCATGACAGATGAAGATAGGATTAATTGGCTCGAACAGCATCACACGTTGCATTTTACTGTTGAAGTGCTTTATGTTGTGATTGGTTATCAAGCGCAACTTCTTTACGACGACGAACCAATAACGGTTGCATCAGGCGAAACTTACAGAGAAGCGCTTGACGCTTTAATAGCCAAGTGCGATTAATTGTGGGCATAGGAGAAATTGTTATGACTAAAGATACAGGCAGTTTTGCTTATTCACGCACTAGCGAGTATTCTCATTGTAATTCACAAGAAGGAATGACATTGCGTGATGCATTTGCTATTGCTGCATTACCTACTGTGTATAAAGATGTAGATGATTTAGCCATTTCTGACTATAAGGCGATGGCATCTAGAATGAACGCAGAAAATTCTAGGCAATTGATTGCGAGAATGAGTTATGCTATTGCGGATGCGATGCTAGAAGCTCGAAAGGAATAATCATGTCTTGGACCAATAAACCGCCAGTGCCCACAGATGGATGGAGCGCAGTGGTGCCAGCGAAACAAATGCTAACTCAATCGATCAATGCGCAAGCTGAAATGGTCTCGATTGAGAATACGCTACGTAACGACGGATGGGTGCAAACCGCGCATGATGAATGGCAGAGAGATATTCCCGCTGGCACAACTGTAACCGAAGACGCTGTTAGGGGATGGGGAACGCCGTGGACGAGTAACGTTGATAGATTGCCTTCTGTTAGTGATCCAGGCTATAGTGATGCTTATTATCCGTCACGTGATAACGACCGCGTTGAGCAACTTCGCGAAGCTATTTGGACCGCAAATGCGCTCGATAGCGCGAACACAAAAGCAGGTGTCGTTAACGCCCTCAGCGGTAACAAAGATCATTTCAATATCGATCAGGATGGCGAACTTACGCGGCTTCAAGAGATTACGAAATCCGTATCTCCTGGACCGCATGGCTATTATATTGCGTATCATAATGGTCGATGGTTGCACGCTATCTTGAGCGGTCCTTACGAAAACAAAGATACTGCTATGTTGCAAGCTTCGAAAGCTTATGATATGATGACAGAAGACGCAGCATTCAAGCTCGCGTTCGAGAATAGATTTGATCGCAACGGAATTTATTGCGCCGAAATTCCATTGTCCGCGAAACGTCATGGTGCGTATGGAGTATTGAGCGATGGATAAACAGCAAGAGCGAGAATTGCATAAAGCTATCGATAGCGTGTTAAGTGATAATCTAAGCCCGGTAGTCAGTAAACCGGGGATTATCGGATTGCGCGAGCTTATCCTCGATGCGATTGAAGGCGCGGGGTTTGGTGTAGTTGGTCCGCCAACCACGCCTGTGACTAGCAGCATTAAAACTGATTACAACAAAACTGCTGATGCATGTGATTGGGATGATACGCAAGATTTAATGGATCGAGACAGAGAATAATATATTGCACAATGCATGGTTCTAGGTTAATTCCAATAGCGCGTCGATTGTGGCGCGCTTTTCTTTTGGAGAAAATTATGACCGAACATAAAGGCTTGCCAGTCTCGGGCTACAAGGCTACGCAGCCAGACGAATTTATTCAGTTGGTGAATGAGAATAAGCAACTTGAAGAACGGATTTTGCGCCAGATTGAGAAACATTACAATATGGGCGCTGCAATCGATCAGCGCGCGATTGCTATCGCTAAGACAGGTATTCAAGAAGCATTCATGTGGCTCAATCGCGGTGTATTTCAGCCGCAACGAATTTCCTTGCCAGAAGATGGGGCAACGCTTCCACTTAGCGATTGACAAACGTTAAACAGCGCAATAAACATTGGCAGTCAACAACGAAAGGATTGCCAATGTTTGGAATGAACAAGCTCTTCGGAGCGGATGAAATTAAGGTTACGAGCGCGCAAGACGAAGCGCGCAAAGCGCAAATGCTTAACACAACCCCATCTGTTGGGGCTAATCCTATTACACAAACCCTTGCGGATGGAATGTACGCCGGAGGGGCTAAACTCGCATCAGGCGAGACATCTGCGCCTAAGCCTGCGCGCCCCGGCGACACGCCACCTCGCGCTTTTGTGGGTAAGACACTCGATCAGCTCAACAAGACGTTGGAAAGCTACAGCACCGAGCGCGATCTCCTAGCCAAAGACATTCAGAAGCTCACAGAAGAGCATTCGCAGGTTGTTCGGTCTCTGGCCGCGATCTCTGCTGCTATCTCGTCTCTTGAGGCTCCTGAAGCCCAGGTGGATATGCAGAAGCTTGAAGACGAGCTATCCAATGTCGGAACCGTCTAACCGCGAGATATGCGCGGCGTTTCGGGAACTGCTGACGACTGGTTTCTACGCCGATCCATCAGTTAACCCCGATGAAGCGTTGCGCATTACGAAACCGTGGCGCGGCGAAGTGTGGAAAGCTTTTCGCGAACTTGAAGACAGATTATGTCCTCTTGAGGCTCTAGACAGGGAGCGTAAGAAGAATGCGTAAACTTTGGTGCAAACTATTTCATCGTAAATGGTGGATTTATCATTGGGGCGCTTACATTCGCGTTCGTCATTGTTCAAAGTGTGAGATAACGCATTATGATTAATTGCCCACATTGTGGCGGAGAATTAGCGAGCGATCCTGAAGGTTTCGAAAAGCTATCTCCGCAACAAGCTAGAATATTTAGGCTGTTTCTTAACCGGCCTACACGAATATGGACCAACGAAGATATTGTGAATGCGATTTACGCTAATCGGCGCAACGGCGGTCCAACGTATGCATCGGATAATATAGCAGTGCAGATATATCGAATACGTAAGCATATCGGTAACGTTATTGAGACAACGAAATCAGGATACCGCTTGCGTTTATCGGAATTATCGCGTATTAGTGGCAAATCAACAACGGAGAGTGAAGCGAAATGAGAAATGTAATTATTCAAATGCTCGGTGGTGCAACTCCTGATGAGCACGCTGCAATTATTGCGGCACACGGAAATGCAACTATGCTCAAAAATCAGTATCAAGAGCGTGCATTGAAATACGAACGCACACTTGAAGAGATGGAAAATAAATATATTCAAGCAGCGATGCAGGCAGAGCAGTTGCTTGAGCGTTTGCGTAGAGCTGAAGAACAGCTTGAGAATAAAGAACAAGAGCGTGCGAATGCTTCGGCAGGATGGAATAAAACTCTTGAAGAGCAAGTTGCTACTAAGAGGCAATTGAGTATTGCTAATGAAGTATCGGAGAAGCGGCGCATTAGCTTAATCGAAGCTGAACGCCACATTGCAGAACTGAATACGCTTATTGCGAAAGAAAGCGACGGTAGCGATATTGAATTCTTTATCCAGGGTGGAAATCCCGCCGAAGGGCGTGCCGGTTCTCGCACTCCGTTGCGTCTATTTATGACAGGCGTTCAAGATGGTGTTGAGCGTCATGTTGAATTGCGTTCACTTAGCTACTCGAAAGCCAATCGCGAAATCCTTGAGGAAATCATGAAGCTTGCGAATAAGGTTGTTCGCGGTTAATTTCAACAGTGCCTGCTTAATTGTGGGCACTCTTTTCTTGTGAGGGTGAGATGGCTATTGTTAGATTTGTAGAGCATGATTACAAAGAAGTTACAACGCAAGAGGTAGTACGCGCAGCTAGTCTTGAAGCTGACTATCGAAATAAAGATACCAAGGTTATTGAACTTATTGGAGTGCTTAAAGATAAAGGAATTATAACAGAAGACGAGTTTCTTGATCTGCTAGATACGGGTGATGTAACTTTTATGGTGAAAAACGATGACACCTGATGAACTTGCGAAAGCTGGTACGGAGCACGCGCATCAGAAGGCGCTTTTTGCGTACGCTAATTGTGCATACACATATGGTTTCGATGCAGCAGACGATGACAGATTTTACAACGTCAAGACGCGTCCTAATGTTCCCACGCTTGGTGTTCATTATATGTGCAGGCTGTTTGCAATCCATAATCAAGGTCACGGTGACGCTATTCGGGGTGGTCGCGCTCGCGCTGAGGGCGTAAAGGCTGGCGTTCCTGATGTTATGTTGCCGGTGTCGAATGGTTTTCATCATGGTCTGTTTATTGAGTTGAAGAAATCCAAAAAGGGGGTTATTAGCGACGATCAGCATGATTGGATTGCATATCTCCGCAATGAAATGTACGCGGTTGCTGTTTGCTATGGATGGCATGAAGCTGCCGAAGCAATAAAATGGTATGTGAATTATAAATAGTTGTTGACACTTGTTTTGATTGCTCTATAACTAAATACAGCGACAGACGCTAACGAAATTAAAAGGAAGGAAATAGAAATGACTGTACTTAACGATCTTGTTGCCGCTACCCTCGATCCGGCTCGCGGCTATATGTGGCTAGGCGAAGCTGATTACGCGCCGCTCGTTGAAGCTGGCTACGCTGAAGTGAATGCTACTGTTCCGAATGCGCCGGTTGAGGGTCAGATTGCAACCCGCGCTACCCCATCCGGTGTTGCTGCCGTTCAGACTGCTCCTGTTTCGTCTGGCTTCGGTGCAGCTCCGGTTACGCAGCCGTCCGCACCTACCGAGAAAAAGCCGGTCTTTACGTTCGTCAGCGACTTTCAGCCGCCCGCACGTAAGCCGCGTGGTGCAGTTGCAGGTGCTGGCGCTTCGGAGAAGTATCCCTTCGGCGATTTGAAGGCTCCTACGCAGCGCGAAGACGGTTCGCTGGATTACACTGGCGCTGTTATCTTCGTTCCGTCCAATACGCATACCAAGGGCGATAAGAAGGGCCAGCTTCGCACTGCCGAAGAAATGGCATTCTCGCTTGTATCGGCCTGCTCCGCTGCGAACCGCCGTTACGCAACGGTTGTTGGTGAAGAGACCGGTAAGGATGGTAAGCAGCGCAAGAAGTACGAATATTCTCGTGACTTTAAGACTGCTCCGGGCGAGCAGAACGGTCAACCGGGTGCGTATATCTACCGCGCCAAGTAATTTGTGAAGCGGCTTGGTTTTCCCCCACGCCCTCCCAAGCCGCCAACAAAGAAGGCCTGATACCCGCTCGTGTCAGGCCTTTTCTGCGTCTAGGGATTGCCCAAATCGCGCACGCACGGTATATCTGAATTCCCATCAAATAAGGGTCTACTAATGGTCCGTGTATTCAGCGCCAAATCTCTAAGCAATCTCAAGGATATCCATCCGTTGTTGCTCGAAATCGCAACCGCTGCGCTCCAAAGCAGTCCGCAGGATTTCAGCGTCATTTGTGGGAACCGCTCGCGCGCCGATCAAGAGAAAGCCTTCGCTGAGGGCCACTCCAAGGTGCATTATGGCGACAGTGCCCACACTGCGCAATCGCCCGATGGCAAGCCCCGCGCTTGCGGAATTGACGTTCTTCCTTATCCATTTACAAATTACGATGATCCAACAATGAGACCAGAATGGAAAGCTATTTTCCTTGCGTTTCAGGCTGAAGCAGAGAAGCGCGGCGTTAAGCTTCGTTGGGGCGGCGGAATTCCTGATAAGTCTTTCGCTTGGGATTTACCACATATTGAATTGCATCCGTGGCGTGATTACGCAAAGCGCCCATAACAGGGGTTATTCATGAAACATGCTATTACAATGCTGGCAATTGGGCTAGCTATTTCTTCCTGCACAACCACAAGCGATATTGATGCTGGCATCCAAAAAGCTCTTCCGCAAGTGTGCGCGGGTGCATCTGCTTCATACGCAATTGTCAAGCCATTTATCGATGCTGATAAGCTGAAACCGAAAACTGTTGTAGCGGTTAACGCGGCTCACGATAACCTTTTCGGGGTCGATGATGATCCTCAATCACAAGCGCTAGCGTTGTGCAATAATACAAAGACAGCATCATTGACCACTGTTCTTATCGCGGCCTCTTCGGCTGCGTTGACTATTTCAACTGCCGTTAGCGAAGCTAAAAAGGCACAATAAGGAATATTGATATGGGTGAATACTCTAAAGCTATTGCCGCCGCCGTTGGCGGTGCCGTCGCGGGCGGCGGAACTAGCGCCGTCGCTCTGCCCGATGGCTCGCCGTGGTACGCTTACGTCATCATGACCGCGATCACGACGCTTATTCCAGCGCTGTTGACTTATTTCGCTCCCAAGAACGCAGCGTAATTTAACGGATACATTTATGGAAAAGATCGTAGCAGCGGGCGTTAAAGCCCAATCCGAAATCGATTATCATCTGACCAAGGCGTACAAGGCCGCTCTTCGGCTCGTAAAGGTCACAGAGGACGGCGTAGGGGCTGGCATGGTGCCGAAGGCCATCTCAGCCAAGCTCATCATTGCAGAAGCACGTGAGCTGCCTGGATTGATCGCTGGAGCTGCCGCATCTGCCGCGAAGCTTCATGCGAAACAGACGATTATTTGTCAGGAAAACGGCGTCGATACGCCAACACCGGCCAATGTCGGCGGCGTCACTATCCAGGGTGGAGGCGGTCGCTAATGAATGTGTTTGACGCAGCGCTACTATTGGGGTTTGTGTCTGTGTGGGCACTTTCGGGCAATCTGCCACGCGCGCGGCTATGGCTTCTGTCAGGTGCTGCGTCTTACGCTCTATCCGCCGCGTGGTGGAAGCTCGGAATACCCCACCACCCGGCGTTTACGCTATTTTGTGATGCGAGCGTTTGCCTGTTAATTTATTTCTTGGGACTAGAAAATTGGGAGTTGAAAGTGTATAAAATCTTTCAATTCTCAGTTTTGGTGAGCCTAGTACGCATGCTTAACTTCGAAGCGTCTGCCGATCTTTATCCTATCTTGCTTGAAGGGTGTAATTGGGCCGTGTTGCTGCTTATTACTTTCACCGCTCTGCTAAGTGGAGCTGCGCATGGAAATCGCGCTTTTCATCGCTGGATTGGCGGTTTTCATAGGTCTAGTGTTGCTTTACGAGAAGCTCGCGCAACGAAACCATTCCATCAAGTACCGCGATAATGGAGACAATAGCGGCTAAGGTGGCGGGCACATTGGCGGGTGCCTTTCTTGCTCTTGTTCTGATACCGCCTCGCACAAAAGCTGGATTTTTCCGAAGACTAACAGCCGCTATCGTATCCGGCCCGGTATTCGGGCCGCTCATCCTCCGATATATGCAATGGGAAGGCATTGAAGAGAACATTATTGCTTCAACATGCTTAGCTGCATTGATTTCGTGGTGGGGCTTGGGGGTGCTGATTAACGGCGCTGTCAAGGTGATGGAAAAGTGGTTTGCAGTCCAATCTAAGGCCGATTGAAGTTTAGCTCTTGCCCGATGTTCAATTGTTCCTTATCCTGTGGGCATTATGGCATGGAACGAATATCAATCTCCGGAAATGTATCCCCCTGATGTAGCGAAGCCGCTCAAGAGGCTTTTCGCACATACATGGGTGCGTTTCCCCGATAACCCTTATGCCGCAGCGCGGGAAATTGAACAGCATCCAGGCAAGGCGCATTGGATTGCAACGAATTGGGTTGAAGATGAAGACGTGTTACAAGAGCGATCTAAGCTTATTGCAGAGCGCGGCCCGATTGCAAAAGTGCCCACAAAAGAAGAATTCGCTGCTGAGATTTATCTGAAGGCAACGAAGATTAAAGACGGCACTAAAGAACAATTGCAGTATTACGAAACATTCGCAAAGATTATGAGTTATCTTGATACAAGCGTTAAGGTCAAAGGTGACGCTGAAAATCCAATTAAACATGAACATACTGCTAGATGGTTGAGCGACGATGAACTTGCACGTATCGCCACAAATGGCAGCAAATGAGTTGTTGCGCAGACGCGCAGCACGCTCTTCGCTTATCGGTTACGCAAAATATATTGAAGTTCCAGGCGCTCCAATCGATGAAACCGACGAAGACGCAGAAGACTTTTTGCCTGTTGAGACGACGCTTGCGGCGCATCATGAATTGATCCTTGCGGCGGCAGATCGTTGCATATCGAGACCGTACGGTCGTACAATGTTGTTTCTTCCGCCCGGTTCAGCCAAGAGCACTTACGGTTCTATTGTTGTGCCTAGTTACGCTATGGGCAAAAAACCTAACTACCGCGTTATCGCAGCTAGCTACGGTTCTGATCTTGCGCGCAAAATGGGCAGACGTACACGTTCGATTGTCAAGCAACGCGCGTATCAAACGTTGTTCAATACGTCGCTTGCGTCCGACAGTAGCGCCGCCGATGAATGGGCATTGACGAACGGTAGTGAATACATGTCAGGCGGTATTTTGTCCGGCATGACCGGCAACCGTGCGCATTTCCTCGTCATTGATGATCCGATCAAGGGTAGACAGCAAGCCGATAGCGAGCAGACACGCAAAACAACGTACGACGCTTACGAAGACGACTTGAAGACGCGCCTTGTTCCAGGCGGTTCGATCATGCTTATTCAAACCCGCTGGCATGAGATGGACATTGCGGGGCAGATACTGCCGGAGAATTATAACGGCGAAAGCGGTGTTATTGCTTGTCGCGATGGTATGGATTGGGAAGTCATTTGTATTCCGGCTCGCGCCGAACGTCATGATGATCCATTAGGGCGCAAAGTTGGTGAATACCTCTGGACAGAATGGTTTGATGCGAAGCATTGGGCACAATTTGAACGCAATCCGCGCACATGGGCGGCGCTTTACCAGCAGCGCCCCGCACCTGACGAAGGTGATTATTTCAAGCGCGAATGGATCAAGATTATTGATGAATTACCGCCACTCAAGACATTGAACGTTTACGGCGGTTCGGATTACGCAGTTACGGCAGACGGCGGCGACTACACAGTTCATGCTGTTGTGGGTATTGGATACGACGATAAGCTCTATCTGCTTGATCTATGGCGCAAGCAATCTGCGTCGGATGAGTGGATAGAGGCGTTCTGCGATCTAGTCATCAAGTGGAAGCCCATCGGATGGGCGGAAGAAACCGGGCAGATCAAGTCAGCTCTAGGACCACAAATCGACACCAGACAGCGCGCTAGGAAGGCGTATGTGCATCGGGAGGTGTTTCCCACAAGGGGAGGCAACAAAGCCGTCAGAGCGCAGTCTATACGCGGTCGCATGGCCCTGGACGGCCTCTATGTCGCGCGGTCGGCACCATTTCTTGCAGACTTCATTCGGGAATTGCTAACTTTCCCGGTCGGTGTTAATGATGACCAAGTAGACGCATTAGGTCTAATTGGTCAGCTCCTGAATAAGATGTTCGCTAAGACCGAACCGAAGCAGCCTGACCCGCAAAAGACAAACGATTATAAATATTCTGCTGCCACCGAAAATACTGGCGATTGGATGACATACTAATGGCAAGCGAAGATAGCGATTACGTTGACCATAACAAGCGCAAGCGCGAATATCTTGGTTATCTCGATACGAAACAGAACGAAATCCTTGAACAGCAGACAGCGCGCCGGTACTACCATGGTTCGCAATATACTGCTGAACAAATTCGTGTGCTGAATAGGCGTCGTCAGCCTATTGTTACCTATAACAGAGTTGGCAGAAAAATCAACGCTGTTGTTGGATTGCTTGAACGAAATAAGCAAGACCCCAAAGGCTTTCCGCGAACACCACAACACGAAGAGGGCGCAGAAGTTGCGACTGCTGTGTTGCGTTATGTGTGCGACGAACAGCATTGGCAGGCTAAAGCTCTCACAGCGGGGTTGAACAGCTCCATTGATGGTATTGGCGGGGTAGAACTTACGCTTATTAGTGGCGACGTTGGTGATACTGAAATCGGTATTGAGGAAGTTGATCCTAGCTCATTCTTCTATGATCCGCGTTCACTGAAATCTGATTTCTCTGATGCGCGTTACATGGGAACGGGTAAGTGGGCTGACGTGGATGCGACTATTGCGCTATTCCCCGATAAGAAAGAAGAAATTCTAAACTCTATCGATACCGGAGGCGAGCTTACGAGTTATCCCGACAGCGATAGACGCTGGTTTCGTGATGTTGGTGATCGCAGACAAGTGCGCGTTGTTGATCATTGGTATATGAAGGGTAACGATTGGTATTGGTGCATTTACACCGGCGCAACTATTCTTGCTGAAGGTAAAACACCATTTCTTGACGAAAAGAAGCGCGATATTTGCAAGTACGTTATGTATTCTGCGAATATTGACCAAGACGGCGATAGATACGGCTTTATCCGTAACATGAAATCATCTCAAGATGAAATCAATCAACGCCGTTCTAAGGGCTTGCATCAGCTTAATTCGCGCCGCATGATTATCCCGAAGGGTAGCGGTAACGATCTTGAAAGCGTTCGTACGGAAGCGGCTCGACCGGACGGCGTTATTGAGTTTGTGGGCGAAATTCCTCCCTCATTTGACGATGCTGCTAAAGCACAAGAGCTGCAAGGGCAACTAGCTTTCCTCGAAGACGCTAAAAACGAAATCGAGAATTACGGCTTTAATCCTGCTTTGATTGGTCAAGGCGTAGACCAGTTATCAGGTCGCGCTATTCAATTGCAACAACAAGCAGGTGTTGCGGAACTCGGTCCATACCTTGTTAATAATAAGAATTGGAAGCTTCGCGTTTATCGCGCTATTTGGTGTGCTGTTCAAGAACATTGGACAGGTGAACGCTGGGTGCGCGTTACGGATAATGACGGACTTGCACAGTTCTTTGCGGTTAACCAGTTGCAACTAGACCCCGCTACGATGCAAATGGTTATGACAAATCAACTTGGTGCGCTTGATGTTGATATTATTCTTGATGAAGGTCCGGACGTCATCAATATGCAGCAAGATGCTTACGATACGATATCCATCATGGCGCAAAAGGGCCAGCAAGTACCGCCGCAACTCGTTATCGAGCTATCGCCCTTGGCAGGTAGCGTCAAGAAAAAGGCGCTTGACATCATCGAGCAAGCACAGCAACAGGCAGCGCAGCCGAACCCGGTTGCTATCGCTGGGGCACAAGCGGAATTGGAGAAGACCCGGAGCGAGACGGCGAAAAACATGGCTTCGGCGCAAAAGCTCCTAGCCGACGCCGGTCAAGCTGGAAATAATACTGGCGAAACCGGTCCATCAGAGATTGACATCGCCACGGCTCTAGCTGATATTCGCGCTAAGAATGCTTCGGCAGAGAAGACTAAGGCAGATACGCTCGTATCGATCGCAACAGCGGACCAAATACGAACAACCACAGGTCTTGCCCCTGTAGAGATGTCTTATCAGATGGCCGAAGATCAGCTTAACCGCAAAGAGCGGCTAGTTATTCATCAAGATACGATGGCTAATAATGCTGTCTCTCATGCGCTTAAAGCAAAACAATTAAGTGACGCCAACTCAAGGGCGAATACGCAGAAATAGAGACGCCATCTTTAAGGGCGATTATTGTCAGTGCCGCCAACTATAAGGGCGAATGAGGAAATAAAATGGCCGATATTGCAGAAGACATGAATTTGTTTGACAACATTATTTCAGGTGACAAGAACGCTCCTATTGAGCCTACGGTTACTGAAGTAACGCAGCCACAAGAACCGGTTCGTGATGATAAAGGTAAGTTTGCAAAAGCAGATGAGCCCACAACTGAAGCGCCGGTAGATTCGACAACGCAGCAGCCAAATGCAGAACCTGAACGGGTACCTGTTGCGGCTGTGCAAGATGAACGCAGGAAGCGACAGGAAGCGGAACGCCGCGCCCAGGCTCTTGAGGAACAGCTTGCAACGTTGACGAAGACGACGAACGTACAACAGCCTGTAGTACAAACGCCGCAGCAACAGTCTCAGCCCGTTACGATTTGGGATGATCCGGATGCTTGGCAACATCAGCAGCTTGCGCCTATTCAGTCTTCCGTAGCTGAAGTGCGCGAAATGATGATGGAAATGCAGGCAATGCAGCGCCACGGCGCTGATGTCTTGGGGGCTGCAAAAGAAGCAGCGCAAGCATTGGCAGGAAAGCCGGAAGGTGTTGCGCTCTATCAAGAGATAATGTCTCGTGGTGGAAATCCGTTCGATAGTCTTGTGGCTTGGCATAAGCAACAGCAGGTACTTGCGCGTGTAGGGCCAGACCCTGAAGCGTTTATAGCTGCTGAACGCGAAAAGATGTTGACAGACCCGGCATTCCTTGCACAAGCGCTGGAACGGGCAAAAGCAAGTGCAGCGTCTAATGTAAATACTCGGTCGAGCGCCCCGCGTGTAAGCCTACCGTCACTTTCGAATATCCCCGCAACAGGTGGTGGAAACGCCACAGCGGAGCCAGCAAGCGACGAGGCTTTATTTAATTCAATCGCATCAGCCCGACGAAAATAATCATCGGGCTAATAACCCGGAGACCTAAGTAAATGGCACTGACAGTTAATCACCCAAATAATGAACTTATTAAATTTCGAACTGATGTTGCGCTAGACTTCCTTCGCCGTTCGCGTTTCGACCCCTATATGGGCAATGATAGCACCTCTATTATCGTCCGCATGGCCGATCTTGAGGCAGACGGTAAGGAAATTCGTATTCCGCTCGTTACGCAGCTTTCCGGCGACGGCGTTGGCGCTGGTACCCTTCGCGGTAACGAAGAGCAGATTGACAGCTACGGTATGCCTATGTGGGCAGATTGGGCACGTAATGCCGTCGCTAACAACCGCGCCGTCAATAAGGAAAGCTCTTTCTCGATCCGTTCTACGGCTCGTCAGCTTCTTCGCAATTGGGCAAAGCGCATTGTGCGTGATGACCTTACCGACGCTCTGCTTTCTATCCCCACATCGACTATCCAGGCAAATCGCTTTCAAGCACCGGGCAACCGTGTTAACGGCGTCAAGTGGTCGCTTGCCACGACTGCGCAGAAGAACGCTTGGACAACTGCGAATTATGACCGCGTTGTGTTCGGTAGCTTGATTTCCAACTATTCGACCACTTTCGCTACCGCTGTTGCCAACGTCAATAACACGACTGGTAAAATGACGGCTGCTGTTGGCTCGCTCCTGAAAGCGCAGGCAAAACAGTCCGGTGTTGATCCGAACAACCCCGGCGTTTACAACGGTCGTCCGAAGATTACGCCTTGGCAGCTCGAAGATGACGATCAAGAATGGTACGTCTGCTTCCTTGGCTCTCGCGCCTTCCGCGATCTTCAAGCGGACCCGGTTATGTATCAGGCTAACCGTGATGCTCGCGAACGTGAAAGCAACCCGACCAGCAACAACCCGATCTTTACGGGCGGCGAGCTGATCTTTGACGGTATCATCTACAAGGAAATTCCGGAAATTACGCAGCGTCTTCTCCTGAAGGGTGTAGGTTCTGGCGGTATCGATATCGAGCCGATCTTTCTTTGTGGGCAGGGTGCTATGGCTTACGTCATGGGCCAGATGCCGCGCCCGACGCAGCTTGAAGACGGCGAC